GTCAAGCTCTCATTTAACATTATCTCCTTCCCCGTTATGGCATTAAAGACAAAGCAGAAGTACCTGAAAATGTGGACTGGCAGGATGGGGTAGAGATGTGAAAGGAACTTGAGCATGACAAACAGCTGGCACCACTTGGAGTGATCAATCGTCACATCCACCACCACTAGCTCAAACCCATCCTCCCTCATCAGGTCAACCTCCCTTTCAAAGCCTGCTAGTGTTGACTCCTTTTGTGAACCCTTTGACAGGATTTCTGACTTGCTGTGGGAGTTGATGAACTCCATTAGCAGCTCCACTGGTTTCATGGCCAATCTAGTGTAAATCCACTGCGTGAGGATCTCCCTCAGGCCTGTGGACTGTATTTTCTTGTCAATTTTGGCTTGAGCACTCCTAAAGCACCTGGGCAACAGGGTCTCAAGGTCCTCATAGGGAGACACTGTTGTCCTAGAGAGTTCTTCAAACACCTGCATTATGGTCTCAATTGCCTTTTGAGGCCTCATTGGGGCCAAATTTGAGGTGTCAACAACTCTTGACAGACTTGCTTTGAATGAAGCGAAGTCAAGGTAAGTCAGGTCAAATCCCTTAAAGAATGCCTGGTAGAGCATTAAGTCAGTTGACTTCCCATAAACGGCCTCAAGCCTCCTACGAACTAGTTTACCACAAAAAAGAGACGTCTCCAAGTTGAACTCATGGGGCCTGTGTTCATCATAATGGCTCTCATAGCCCATCCTCTCAGGCCTAGCATCTCTCAACATGAGCTCAAACTCCGCAATCTTCTCCACTACTTTGAAGGAAGCGGACCCTTGGCTCATTAGGTTTGAGGAGTGGTAGCAAGCAAGATAGCTGGTGTAAATGCAGTTCTCAAATGTGTGCTCATCATAGCCTGACACAATGTCCACAAGGCCCTGGAACCTGTCATTTGAGTATGCGTTTGAGTTCTCATCAACCTCCTCATCTGCCACCCTCTCCCTGGCGGGGAACCTCGCTATCATCTCAGAGAAGACTCTCAAGGCCCTCTTGAACACCCACACAGCAAACCTGCTCCTCAGGACAGTCGTGGACATTAGGGTCTCCCCTGGGTCCATGAGGGGAGACCCAGAAGAAACTTTGAGGTACATAGGCCTAAGGTTGTAGACAGTGTCAGCTGTCGGCTGCTTATTCTCGAGCATCATTGCCACTGCAAACCTCAGCTTAGCATTCAC